ATCAGGAATGTCAGCGAATCCAGGATCAGGCCGGTGACCTTCGGGTCAGTTTCCCCGAAGTCGAACGCTTCATGGACCTGGTAGGGGTCGGTGATGCGGTAGGTGTCGAACTGGTTCTGGAAGGGAAGGCGTTTGCCGGCTTCCGAGTTCAGGTACATCCAGCCCGCTTGGTTCCGTATATTCCGCAGGCTGGCTGACTTGCCAGATGCTGAGTAGCCAACGACCAGCACAAGCTGGTCATTGGTTTCAGAGGTTTCGCTCACGATTTGTTCCTTTCACCCCGAACCAAGAAAAAGGCTCGGGGTTTTCTCAAGCGGTTTCTAGGCGATCTGTGCCGGACTTTCATCGATGTTGATATTGGAGCCGGGGATAACGAGCGTAACATTGCCCGAATCCGTCGGCTGAAGCAGGGTACCACCAGTGATTGCTGCCTGAACCAGGGCAAAAACACTATTCCGAAGCGCGATAGGATCAATGAGACCAATCGTCACCAGATTCACTTGTATTTGCATAATCTTGATTCCATCTTCTAGGGAAGAGACCCCACACCTTTATTGATATGGGGCCTTATTGTAGCTTAGGCTGCGTTCTTTTGGAATCGCTTCGCCACAGTGACCATGATGGTCCGGTCGATCTCGTCATCCGCCAGCGGGGTGTTGATCTTCCCGTTGAAGGCGTGGACCTGCTTCGAGATGCTCATCAGATCCATGCCACTGTCCACAAGGGCCAGGGCATATTTCAGCAGTTGGTTGTTGCGGTTGCCCGAAGCCATGCGCTGGGCGAACCACCGTTCCAGATTGTCCAGGCTCTCCACCTTGGCGAAGCCCTGCCGGAACTGCTCGTTCTTGCTGGTCTTGGGGATGAACGGAAGCGCGTCGAAGATTTCACCATCCATGTTGTAATGGAAGGTGCCGCCATCGAAGGTCTCCCACTTCTTTGCCCTTTGGTTTGCTGATTCATCAGTCTTGAAGGGCAGCCATGCCATGATCCCGTTCATGAAATCCCGATATTCTTCGGAATTCAGGTCGAGGTTGTAGTTGATCGGCATGATCAGCCGGAACCTGTTTTCGGTTTCGGTGTGGCGCTTGGTCGTGTACGTCAGGAACTTGTACTCTTTCAGAAGCCCATGAGCCACGGAAAGGGGCACATCGCCATCCACGTCGATGACGACCATGTTGAAGCCCGCGATGACATTCTCTTCCGCACGGTGGCCCATCTTGAAGTGGTGGTTGGTCCAGTGCAGCGGACCCGGAGCCTGGGTGAGTTTGTGCAGGTCCTCGAAGGGACCTTCTTCGCTATCGTAACTGTAGGCCCAATGGTCGCTGTAGGCGATGCGGAGCTTGGCCAGGTCGGTTTCCTGCAAGGTTTCCCCTGTGAAGAACTCGATCCCGTCCACGAAGCTCTTCTTGATGATGATGTGCTGCTTGTAGCCCCAGGCTGTCGCCAGAGTCATCATCTCGTTCCGGGCCGCATTACCCTGCTTGTAGAACGGCAGGGCCTCCAGCAGGTCAGCATGGGTCACGTCAGAGCCGACGGTGGCGATGTACTTCGCCAGCTTCACATAGGTCTTCTCGCGCGTGAGAATCCTCTGGAAAGCTACCCCCGACTCCTCCACCAGCAGGATGGCTTGTAGTAGGTGCCCCATCTCGACCTCGGTGCTCTCATCGACAAATGCCAGGGCACCTGCCAGCTTAAGCGCCTTGAAGTAGCGGTGGCTCAGTTCGGCCTTCTTGATCTCCTCGTGATCAGCCATGGTGTCGGCGTGCCTCTCACACTCGATCTTGTAGGTGAGCAGCTGGATGGCCACGTCATCTTCGAGGGACATTCTCCAACCGAACATACCGGGATCAGCCAGGCGGTGAAACTGGGCAGCCCACTTCTGGGTCGTGTTGTTGTCAGCGGGTTCGACGCTGCGGGCGTAGATCTCGGCCGGTGTCTGGGAGTTGAACGATTTGCGGTCATGCTGGCCGACCCCGAACAGGCATCTCCGGGCATATCCCGTTTCCAGGAAGTCATAGAACTGGTCTTCGGTCTGGCTGCCGTCGAACAGTTTGGAAGGTGTGCCAAACAGCAGCATGTTGGTGGGTGTCTTGCCGTCCACCTCTTCGGCCCGGATATTCTCCGCGGTGTTTTTGGTCAGCTTCTGCTTCACGATGCCCTGGTCATAGAGTTCCAGGAACAGGGTGAGCACGTCCACTGAACCAATGAGGTTGGATCCGATCTCGTCGATCTGAAGGTTGATCGAACCGCAATTGGACAGCAGCAGCTTATGCCGCAGCTGCTTCACGGCAGGGGGTGTTCCCGAATCGAACGTGAATGGGTATGCCCCGGCACGCTTGAACTCGGTGCTCACCTTGTCGAACTCCTCCTGCGGATCGGTACCGTTGCGGAGAGCCCGCTCATTGGCAATGACCCAGAGATTCTGTTCCGCCACCACGGGTAGTGTGTCTTCCATGAAACGCTTCTTGAAGCCCTTCATGAAATCATTCTCGATGATATTCACCGAGTAGCCCTTGCCGAAGCCGGAGGTGGCCAGGGCCAGGGCATAGATGTTCACGGGGACGTCTCCGCGGTCCTTGGTGACAATGACCGCCCTCATGCAGGAGGCGAGCTTGCCGAGGAAGTAGGCCATCTCCGTACGGAAGAAGCCCTTGTCGGTGTTCTGGGTCTTGTTGCAGAGCACTCCGACGATCTCCTCGATCGCCGGATGGTGCTCAACGCCTGTCAGATCAATCATGTGGGAAAGTACCTATCTTTTTGTGTGCAGACGCTGAATGCCTCGCAGTAGCTGCATCTCTTAGGTTCACCAGGAACCGTGATGACGACACCCTTGCCCTTCTCGGCTTTGAATGCGCTCGCCTCGCCGGCTGTGTCGAAGTTTCTTGTAGAGCGGCCTGCCGTTTTTGAGGGGTCGGCATAATACTTATAGACAGGATCGCTGCGCCACAATTCGTCATCGGTGCATTCCGGAAGCAGGTGCTCCGGGGTGTTCCGGTGTTTGACGATCAGGGCGAGTTTGCGCCTCACCCATTCCTCAGTCTCCTCCAGGGAGGACAGCACGATCTCTTTGTGCTCGACCCGCTGCTGGGGATATTTCGGATTGGATCTGGCTGCGCTCTTCTGCCAGTCGGTGAAGATGAAATTGATCCGGCCGACATCCTCGGTGATCTTGGGCAGCGGCTGGGCCGCATCGAGCCAACGGTAGAGGCTCATCTGAAGTCGATAGTCGTCGTCCTTGCCGCCATACAGCCAGGTGAATGCTGATGTGCTCTTGGCATCCTGGATCATGCCCTCGGTCACCATGTCGAACTTACCGCCGATGGTGAAGCCGGCGTACTCACGGAACATGCGCTGCTCTAGATAGACCGGGATGATGCTGTTGGATCCGCGGACCTGTTCGTCGGTAGGGTTGATCTGAATCCGCTCGATCAGGCTGTCCGGATAGCCCAGCAACTTCAGTGATCTGGTGTAGCCTCTGTTCCAGGCTTTCTCCACAGAGTCATGGAGGGAATGCCCCAAAGCCCTGGCAATGAAATCCGCCACGTCAGCGGGCTGTGTGCTGGCGTCCACACGGGGAGCCAGAACGATGTGCCGGAGCGGCTTCATGAGAGCGGTGGCCGAGATGTAGTTCGGCATCGACACGTAGTCATACTCATCATGCAGGAGCCAAACCGCCAAGGCGAGTGAGATGTCGGAGTTGTTCGTGATCATTGTGATTCCCTTATGCGGGCGGCAAGAATCCACAACCCAAGAAAAGGGCTGCGGACTCTGCTGCTGCGGTGAGTGCGTGTGGGCTAGGCGGCCAGTCGGTCGGCCACCAGCTTGGTGTAGCCGACGATGTCGTGCCAGCTGTCGTGGTAGTCGGGATCGCCATTCAAAATACGCCCGATTTTATGGGCAGTCATCTCCAGGGCTTCCTTTTGGTCGTCAGCCAGGGTCTCCCAGTTCGGGGAGTTGGCCATGGCCTTCTTGATCGCCTGGGTGATCAGCGAGTGGCCGGTGAAGCTCCCGTAGCGGGTGCCCCGTTCGGCCAGTGTGGCGGCGATATCCTTGGTGTCAGTGTCAGCCACGGGTTGCCTCCCCGCCAAGCACGTCACTCGTCTCGACCATCGCCATGCCCTCAGGAGCCGCATTGAACTCGGCGTCGGTAAACTGGCCAAGGTTCATCAGAGCGATGATGACTACATCCAGGACCACAAGCGTCGGATCTTCCATCCGCTTGAAGAACTGGAACTGTGTCGCTTGCTGGGCCTTGGCGATCAGCGTCACGGGGAACTTGCCGTCCTTGCTGATCACAAGGGTGTTCAGGAGCACGGTGTTGGACACTTCGGCGTCCTTGGCGCGGAAGATTACCTCGCTGGCCACCATGAAGTAGGTCTGCCGCGTCTGGGGAACGGTACGGAGGATCGGTTTACTCATTGGTTATCCTTATTCTTTGGTTGGTTTGTTCACGGCTGTCTCGATGATCTGATAGAGATCATCCTTAGTGGCACCGTTTGGAATCCCAATCTCGTTGGCCCAGGTAGGCCAGAAGAGTGAGAGTTCGCCGCCCAGTTTCACTTCGTCGTGCCAGATGTCAGGATGATCCTGCCACTGCACGGCTTTCACGAGATGCCTGTTGGTGTAATCGACCACAGAAACATCATCACGGAGCAGATAGTACTGGGCGTCGTGGATCTGAGCGCCTGGCCGGATGGAGAGGCGGTGTGGACCCGCCCTCACCTTGCCCATGAACTCGCTGCCAGCCCTGGAATTGAGCAGGCACCATGACTGGCCCAGCGCATTCCCGGCTGACCTGCCCTCGGCTTCCGCCTCATGCGGGGTCTTCCCGTTTCCCCGAATGACCTGCTTCAGCAGTGGTGTACGGACACGAAGGCCAAAAGCCACCGTGACGTAGCCATCCCTACAGGCTTGATCCAGCTTGTCTGCTACCCAGGCATCACTGACCCGGTAAAGCTCGTGGTATTTGGTCTCAACCTGAACGGCTAGGTCCATACTAAAACCGCAGTTGGTCATCAGTGTGGAAAACGTGCCCTGGTAGGTCAGGGCAAAAGTCGGAGGCTTAGAATCCTGCCGAAGTGCTTTGTATTTCTTCTGGATCGAGTTGATACTCTCCACGCTGTTTGGGTAGATGTCGGGCATCTGGTTGCCGAAATACGCAAAGGCCCTGAGTGAGTGTCCGTCATAGCCGTCGGTATAGACCTTGATCTTGTTGGGATCTTTGGTTGTCAAGGCACTGATACGGTCCTCCAGTGAACTAAAATCCAAACCTGCAAAGATCCAACCGGGCGGTGCTTCGATGCAGCTCTTAATGAGCTTGGCGTACTTACTGTTTGCCGGGAGATTCTGGAGGTTTGGGTCCGAGCTGGAGAGCCGGCCTGAGAGTGTGCCCCCCAGGTTGAAGTTGCCGAACAGGTAATGCCAGCCATCAGGCCCCAATACCGCGGCTTCGAGCGAGGGGATGAAGTCCGTCAGGATCTTGTTGACCGACTTGAAATCGACCAGCCCTTGGAGCAGATCCTTCACGTCCTGGTCGGTGGTGTGGTTGATCAGGTTGGCTAGCGTCTTGCCACCAG